TTAGCTCTTCTTTTTTGGTTTCACGGCCGCTCTCACCACCGGTACAGAATGGTCGTACAGCTGACGCATGGCTTCGGTCACGTGCCCGCCAGCACTCTTGTCCTCGCTGTCGGTGATTCCCCGATGCTTCAGGCCATGGAGCGCGAACCGCTGCTCCTTCTCGATCACGTCCTCCTCAACGGCACGGCGGATCAGGCGTTGCCAGGCGCTGTCGAGCGCTGATTTCGTGAGCGGGGTGCCGGACTCCGAAACGAGAAGGCGTCGCTGCTCCGGTTTGATCGGCACCGGCCGCCCATGGGCTTGCATTCGTTCGTCCCGGTAGGACTGTAGCCACTTTACGGCCGCGCGCAGATCCTTGGTCCACAGCGTCACGTTGTCGCGCGACCCCTTTCGGCGATTGCTGCGAATGCCCTCCGGCTGCAGGTTGGCGTCGGTGAGAGTGTTCACCTCAATGCCGCGCAGGCGAACCGCATAGGCCAGCACCATGACTGCAGGGAGATAGGGCGGACAGCTGCCAGCGGTATGCGCCTGCCGGCTGGCGCACGTGCGTGCGAACCGCAGCACCGCGTCGAACGCGTCGTGCTCAGGCATGCGCGCGTCGCGCTTCTCACGCACCTTGCGGATGCCATCAGCCGGATTGGTGGAGCAATGGCCGTGTCGGATACCCCATGCAAAGAGACGCCGCAGGTAACTGGCGACGCGGTTGGCCGCTGCTGGGGTCGGCGGGATCATGGGCAGCTTGCCGATGGCCGGCCGTCCGGTGGCCAAGGTCTCCACCACCCGCTGCAGGACCGGCACCGAAAGATGCTCGATGCGCTGTTGGCCAAGCGGACGCCCGTCGCGCAGAGGGTAGCAGCACGCCTTTGCGGCGCAGTAGTCGTAGCTCTCTTTCGACTTCTCCGACAGGTCGACGTACTCGCTGGATCGCTTGAATACCTCGACCAGGTATTCGAGGGTTCCGCGAACGTTGCCGCCGGCTCGCGCCTCCATGATCGCGTGCAGATCCGAAAGGCGGGCGCGCCGCGAGGCCACCGTTTCCTTCTTCTGCCCGATGCCCTCGGGGTGTGGGTCGAGCACGTACCAACGGCCTTCGCCCCAATACACGCCGCGTGGCAGCGATCCCTGGTCGATGTGACCAGGGATCTCCGGGTTGAACTTCCTTTTTCGACCACGTGTCATCAAACCAGTTCCAGCAGTGTCTTTTCGTGTGGCAGTGCCGTTGCGCCGGGCAGACCCAAGGCCGCGTTGATGGCCTCCACCGTGGTCCAGATGCGCCCGCGCCGGTCGTACTTATACAGAATCCCTTGAGCGTCCGCCCACCGCTCCACCGTGGTTGGTGTTGGGGGCGGACCGTCAGGGGCGCAGATCCGTTGTAGATCGTGGAAGTGCAGGATCTGCGCCATGCTCAAGCTCTCCCTGCGGCGAACAATTTCATCTGTAACACGTTGCTTGCCAACCGTTCCTCCACGGCCGCTGCGGTCGGCTGCAGGCCGTGCTGCTTGTGCCAGTGCGCCCACGCCAGATCGAACGTCGGGTGCTTCGCCGTGGTGCTGCAACGGCATTCGATAAGGTGGCCACCGCCCGCGCCCTCGCGACGTAGATCGTGGATGTACCGCGCCGGGTGGTTATCTGGGCAAGCGGGGAGGGTGCGCAGTGGCGTCTTCTGTCGCTGTGTCATGCGGCCTCCCGAGCGCCGTCACAAACCACACAGGGTGCGGCCAGCGCGGACGTCACGGCGACGATGTACGCACTCTGGGCGAATGGGCTGGTACCGGCCAAGATGCCGGCGGCGACGTGAGGCAGACCCGCGCTGTCGACCTCGGCCGCGAGGAACCGGCGGGCGGCATCGACATCAGCCATGGATGACCTCCCGACGGACGGCCATCGGGGCACGGCGGCGCAGCGCCTGTGGGATCTGGCCTACGGCCAGGCCGCTGCGCCGGCGGCGCGGTGGGCGCGACTGCCACATCTTGAGCATCGTGGCGCCGGCGACCGGCAGCAGCACGCACATAGCCAACAGCGCGACGAAATCAGCCATTGGCCACCTCCTGTGCAGCCTGCGCCACGGCAGCGGCGGTTGCCCGCTTGCCGGGCAGCATGTTGGCTACCTCGTAGGGGAACGGCACGCGGTTGGCCAGGTCGGCAAGCTCGGGCGAAATCCAGCTGGTCTCGTCTTTGAAGTCGGTTCCACTCACCAGTTCCCAGCCCTTCCTGCTGCCCCTGCGGCGCTCGAACACGCACTGCGCGATCTTGGCCGGTCCCATGTTCAGCATCGCCGTGGCGATGACGCGGTTGTGGGTGATATGGAGGGTGACCGTAGCGCTGGCGTCGGTTTCACCGTCTGCCGCAGCATTCACACAGTTATGCACACCCGTGATAGCCTCCGCACCGGGTCCGGTGCTGGAATCCAGCGACTTTGCGAGGGTGGTCATGGCTTGGCCTGTCATCTGTTGCATGGTTCTCTCCTGAACTTCGTTGGTGAATGGCCTTGGGGGCGGTGTTGGCGCACTCCCCGCCGGGCCTTTGCTGTTGCTGCGGGTCTTACTTCTGGAACACCCAGCACTTCACGGTGCTGCTGAGCATCGGGGTGGAGCGGATCGCGCTGTTGACGGCGGTGTTGGCGCTCACGAACTTGTGGCGCTTGGACTCAACCAGCAGTCGGCGCAGGTCGCCAATGTCAGGCACCTGCTGGCCGTAGTAGCCCGCCTTCTGGATGAACTCGTTGAGGTTGATGGCGATGCGGGTGTCGTCGCGCGAGTGATTCAGCACGGTTCGCCTGTCGCCACTGGCCTGCATCTCGATGTACTCGTACGCATCCCAGAACTCGGAGACGATGCGGTGATCGGCGCCTATGGCGTCCTGACGTTCGGTGGCCATCTTGACCAGGGCGTCTCGGGTCTCGCGCACCATGTGTTCCGGCAGGTTGACCACCAGCCGTAGCGCATCGAGCAGGGCAAGCATCTGCGCGTGGTTCTTGATGATGCGCTCGACGCGCAGCTCCTTCTCCTCGCGCAACCTGGCTTCGTAGAACCGAACGCGCTCGGCGAACTTCTCCATCACGGCGGTTTCCGCCTTGAGCGCTGCCAGCAGGAAGTAGCTCAGCTTCTCAACCGGTAGCGCATTGAGATTGTCCGCAGCCTGCCGGCTCTCGGTCGTCGCAGTCGGCTTCTTGAAATGCAGCTTCACGATGCGCGTGAGAATGGCTTCGCTGCCATCAACAGGCGCGTTCTGGCTGATGACGATGGTTCCCTGGAACGGCGGCTCGTAGGTTTCGTTGCCGCCGTTGCGCACACCGCGCGTGGCGAGGGTGCCGCCGCCGTAGTAGTCCTTCAGTTCGTCCCACTCGAACGATTTGGCGTGCGCCTTGTCCCCGTTGTCGCTGCGGTCGGCTTCCAACAGCACAATGGGCATGCCGGAAATCTGCCCCATGGCGCGGGCGCGGCCGGCCTTCGTGGACTTGGCGGGGTCAAAGCCTTCATGATCGGCGCGGGCGAGCAGCTTCCATAGGAAGTTGAGCAGCGTGGTCTTGCCGGCGCCGGCCTCGCCCGTGGCTTCCAAGAACGGGAACGACTTGTGACTGCTACGGATCTGATTGGCGTACAGCGAGCCGAACCAGAACGTGAGGGCCACGATCCCGTGTGTGCCAAAGCACGTCCAGAGCCAGCCGAGCCAGTCGGTGGAGTAGTTTTCGTGATCGCGCTGGATGTCCATGCGGATCGACCGCTGCGTGGTCTTGATGCGCAGCTTGTTGAACTCGAAGTAGTCCTCAGCGTTGGCGAGGGTGACCTCGCCGGCGCGCACGGCCAGGTCAGGGAAGATGTATGCCTTGTGTTCGGGGCTGTACCCGACGAAGTCGACCGTGTGGACCTTTTTGATGTTGAACAGCTGGTCTTCCATCATCCGGTCCAGCTGCTGGCCGCTACCGCTGAACACAGCACCCTGGGCAAGGCTGATGATGCGCTTCTTGAACTCGGTGGCACTGGCCACCTGGGCGCCGGTGAAGGTGCCCTTTACCGATGGCGCGTCGTGCGGGAAGTCAACGCGGAAGTAGTACCAGCTTTCGTCGGTCGCTTCGTGGCGCTGGAAGTAGAGCGCCTCGGGGTAGCAGTTGGCGATCTGCTGCACAGACGCACAGGCGCGCTGGATTTTGGCCACCGCTTCATCGCTGAGCGTGCCTTCTTCGTCGTCGGGATTCTTCTCGCGCATCATCTTGTCGAAGCGCACTGCATCGAACTCGAACCAGAACAGGCGCGAGGCGAACTCGATGTGGAACTCTGTCTTCTGCTCGCGCTGGTAGATCACAAGGCCCTTGTCCACGGCCGTGCGCGCCATCAAGACCGCGCCGTTGTGGCGCGCCTGGTCGAGGTCGGCCTGCCACTGCGCGTCGCCGTCCTCCGCCGCCTGCGCACGCAGGTGCAGATCGTTCCAGTCGGTCTTCTTCTCGCCAAACTGCTCGATCTGCGCGGCCAAGCAGCGATAGCCCAGCTTCTCGGCCCGGCGGGCGTGCTTGATGGTGTAGGCGCGTGCGCCCGGCTCATTGTCCAGACCCCACACCAGTACCGGCAGGTCGTTGGGACGTGCGGCCTTCAGTTCCTTGAGGGACAGTTCGGGATAGGCGTTGCTCGACATGGCGGCAACGGCGCAGATGCCGCGCTGCAGGAGCGCGATGGCGTCGAAGATACCCTCCACGATCCAGACCTCACGGGCGGTACGCAGCTGATCCTGTGCGGCGGCACCCCACCACACCCCAGCGTAGCTCTCGCCCGGCGCAAACCGGGCCTTCATCTTGCCGAACCGGTGGGGTCGGTCGATCAGACGTTCCCACCAGCCGCCTTTCACCAGCGGGAAGCGGACAGTGGCCGTGCCCTGGCGCTTCGCGCGGTCGTAGTAGTCCTCTTGGGTGTAGAGGCCCTTCAACGGCTTGACGCTGAATCCGCGGGCTGTGGCCAGGTACGCGTCGGCTGCTGCATGCGGCGCCTGCGGCGTCTGCGGGTTGGTCTTGGAGTAGTCGTCGAACAGGTCGTCGTAGAGGTCGCGCACGCGGACCTCCTGGCCGCACTTGGCCTGTCGACCGCAGCGCAGTACCCAAGGCTTTTCGTAGCTGGTGTACAGCTCCTTCTTGCCGCAATGTGGGCACTTGCCCCCGCGCATGTAGGGGGTGCCGCTACGGTGCTTGAGGCCATAGTCGCGCTGAACGCGCGACAGTACCTGTTGGCGGATTTCTTCTTGCATAGCGGCTCAGCCTTCGTTCGCCGCATGAGCGGCGGTGCGGTGGTGTTGCATGGTTCTCTCCTGACCGCCCCCGGCGGCGTTGGCGCGCCGTCGGGGCCGGGTGGTGCATTACTCGTCTGCAGGGCGGGATCGGCTCAGGATCGCGGCGAGGTCTTCGGCCATGTACTGCGCGACGGCAGACGTGTGATCGGCTTTGATATCCAGCATCTTTGCCGCTTCGCTCGGCAGCTTGGCCAGCAACGCGGCTGCGTCGGCGATGCGGCACAGTCGCAGGTAGTCGGCGCTGCCGATGACCTGCGCACCGCGATCCATCGGGCCGGGCAGTACCGGCGTATGCCCGTTACTGCTGGCCATCAGTTCACCCCGCCTGGGTAGCTTTCGCCTGTGCGCAGCCATTGGAAGAAGCGCTCGGCCTCGCCCTTGGCGAGCAGGTAGACGACGGTTCCGATCTGGATTCCCCCGGTAGCGGTCCTGAGCACGTTGCGAGAGTGATGCGCGGTGAACGTCGCTGCTGTGTCCGACTCGATGTGTACCAGCGCAAGAAACAGGATCTTGTGCTGGTCGAACGAGGCACGCAGGCCGAGGCCAGGAATCGGCGTCTCCAGCACGATGACCGGACGCAGGCACGGTTCGGGGATGGTCACGTTGTTGGGCGGCGCCATCAGTGCGCCCCCTTACCATCAGCGCCAAGGGCATCCCTGCGGGCATCGCATTGCGTGGTGTAGGCCATCAGTACGTCGCCCAGGGTGATGGCGAGCGGGGACACGCTCACGCCGACCAGCCGGGCAATGAACGCCTGATAGTCTTCGTTAGGCCATTCGAGGGTGTCGGCGATGAGGCCGAAGGCGAGCGAAATCTGACGCGCGGCAGCGTTGCCGGGCGTGGAAGGGGCACCGTGAGGCACGGGGACGTCTCCTGTTGACGAGATTGGAAACCTCGGCGAGACGTTCTTACGCGACGCACCGAGGGTGTCGGGAGGGTAAGAACCGGTCAACAGTCCGGCGGGCAGTTTTCCCCTTGCGGGTGTTGTATGGCTGCCGCCCTCCCGACGCAGGAAAGCGTCGGTGCGCTCGAAAAGCAGGCGCAAAAAAACCGCGATGCTGACGGGCGCGGATACCGCTGTTGACTCGGAGTTCTTACGCTCCTTGCGGCAGATCCTGCTCCCCGTCCGTGGGGAAGTCAAGTAAATCTGTGTAGAAATGTGCAGATTGGTTGATGCGGTGGACAGGCTCATGCGGACACCTGTGCAGCAGTCGTTGCAGGCAACACGACATACGCGCCACCGGCTGCGATGTGTACCTCGACCAGGGCGCGAAGCTCGGCAGCGTCGCGCTGTTTCTGCGCGAAGGGCACGTACTCGATTCCAGCCGGCGCGGTGACGAAACTCGGCTGCATCGCCGAGGACCAACCATCAAATTGTGTCTTGTGGCGCATCACGGGCGCAGCACTCCCTTGCTGGCACCGTACGGCGCCAGGTCAGTTGGTGGTAGAAGGGGAAATGGCGGTTAGGAGACGGGCGGGGCGCCGCATTCCTGCTGATTGCATTCGGTGGCTTCGATCCAGTCGATCTGCGCATCACCGAGTTCCTGGCGCCAGCGTTGCTGCAGCAACGAACGCTCATAGCCGGGCGTCGGCGGAAGCTCGCATGCCGGGGCATTGGGCAGGCCGCTGGGGCTGGCGATGCTGGTCAGTTCCGACATGCCCGTGTAAGTCGCGCCGCACATGGGGTTCTGGCACACGTACGCATCGGTCCGCAGATGACGGTGCTGCAAGGCGCTGGTGCGCTTCGTCAACGGCGTGCCGCAGGCGTCGCAGGTGAAGACGGCGCGTTTTCCGACCGGCCCGCTCATGCCTTGGCCCTGCGCTTGGCTGCGGTCGCGACAGCCTTCGCCGTCGCCGAGGCCGTAGCCCGAGCGGTCTTGGCGGTGCGAATCCGGGCGGATTTGGGCGATTCTGTGTGAGAATCAGGGGCGGCTTTCATACCGAGGGCTACAGCGGCTGCGTGGGTCTTGCCGATCCGGCACTTGCTGTCGATGCGCAAGGCGTTGTTCACCGCATGGCGGCTCAACCCGTTGGCTTCTGCGAAGGCAGCAACCGACAGGCCGTTGTCGACAAGCCACTGGCGCGCCTGCTCAGCAGTGCGCAGCTTGGATGCGGTAGTCCGTCGTTTGGCGTTCATTCCGTTTCCCCTGTGTATTTCTGGGTGAAATGGTGGTGAAGTTAACTACACCTGTCAAGGGGGAATTTGCGTGTCTGTAGGTATTCGCCTGAAAGAAGAACGGAAGCGGCTGGGTCTGACCCAGGAGGCCATGGGATTGGCCTGTGGTGTTGCCAAGCGCACGCAGATCCTGTTCGAGCAAGATGCCCACCTGCCCGGTGGTGCCTACTTCGTCGCCGCTGATGAACTCGGCGTCGATGTGACCTATGTGCTGGTGGGCAGGCGCGAGCGTCTGGCCGAGCCTGATGCCGACCTGCTCGATGCGTGGCGCAGTGCGTCGGCTTCGGCACGTGCCGCCGTGATGGCCGCGCTGCGCGGCGTAGCGCCGGCGTCGACCACAAGCGCGCCTCGAACCTCCTTCGAGAACACCAGCATCGGCCAACAGATCAGCGGCGATGTTGATCTGCGCGGACAAAAGATCGTTGTCAAAGCTCCGAAAGGATCGAAGAAAGCCGCCCGCTGAGGCTCACCCCACATCGCATTCAGGCCGCTAACTCGCCCGTACAGGGCGCCGGTGGGGCGCGGTTTTCGATGTGAGGGAATATGGGTTGCAGCAGTGATGTGAAGCGTGACGAGGTGGTGTGCGTGTGCGGCGGGCCCACCGTGTTCGAGGGGGCCGTGATTGGCCAGGTGTTTACCGGCGATGTGCAGATGCAGTGTCCGCATGCGCACCACCACCGCGCGCAAGCCGACGAACGCGAACGGGCGCCCACGGAGACGGGGCGCCCGTTGTCGACAGCATTGATCGCGCTGGCGATCTGGCAGGCCACTTACCCGGCGGCAGCGGTTGCGGATGACTGCGGATCTTCGCTCGCGCATGCCGCCATGTTCTTCTCCGCAGGCGCGCTCACGCGCTACTTCAAGCCGAGACTTCTGCGCTGGATTCGCCGCCGCGCTCAAGCTCCAGCGCGGTAACAAAGCCGCCGCCGCCGTCGACGGTGTGCGTAGCCTTGGACACCAGCCAATCGGTGCCATCGATTTCCGGTTTGAAGCCGCTCACCGTCACGGTCTGCTCTGGGTAGATATCGGCACGCCCGAGCGCGAGGCGGTAGCTGAGCTGGGCAGTGCCGCGATCAAGCCGTTTGAACTCCGCCTCAGCATGCTGGCGCGCTTCCTCCGCAGTGGCATACGTGGGCTGCAGCTTCTTCTCGTTCTCTGACGTGCCCACCAGCACACCGGTACGACGTGCGGCCTTGCGGTCGCCCCAGTAGGCCCGCACGCCCGTGTACTTCTCGCGGTCAGCGACGGTGTAGCGGTGTTGATCGCCGGATGCTCGAGTGATCTGGACACCGGGCAGCGGCTGGCCGCTGGCGGTAGTGCCGGCGCCGATAGGCGCGAAGATCAGCGCGCCGCCTTTCACCGTGGCCACTGCATCAAAACGCTTCCCCAAGCGCGTCAGGAGATTGATATCGCTCTCGTTGGCCTGGTCAAGATGCGGGATGCGGACAGACGCAAGGTTTGCGGCAATGGCCGGGCGCAACGAATGCTCGGTGGCGATTGTGCCGAGAATGTCGCCCAGGGTGGCGTCATGCCAGCTGCGCTCGCGGCGGCTGCGGACAGCGCCGGTCAGATCCGCCGAGCGAGCGCGGATGGAGACGATATCGGGAGCGCCGCTGTGCTCCACGTCATCGACCACGAACGTGCCCTTATCGAACAATCCGCTTTCGCGCCAGCCGATGGCCACCTGCAGCGTGACGCCGCGTCGCGGTAGCGCCACGCGCCCATCATGGTCGTGCAACCGCAGATTCAGTTCGTCGGCTTCGTCGCCCCGGCTCTCCGTCAGCGACAGGTCCAGCAGGCGCGGCGCGAGGCGGTCGGTCAGATCCTGCCCGTCCAGCACCACTCGCCATGCGGGGATCGGGTACGGTGTCGCCCTCATGCGACCGCCTCAGTGGCGCCGTCGTCGTCGCGCTCCAACTGCATCTGAAACTCGATCAGGCGCGGCGTGCCGTCGGGAAAGAACTCCTTGCGCGTCTCGCTGAGGCTGACCAGCAGATAGGCGCCGTAGACGCGCCCGCTGCCCTCTACCAGCGCCTGTGGCTTGCCCTGGTCGCCCAGCTCCCGCAGCGTGTCGAGTACCTGCAGATCGCCCACCAGCTCGGCGGCGATGGTGCCCTGCAGGGTGATGGTGTCGTCGCCTGGGCCAACGTACTGACGGGCCGGGCGTGCGCCCAGCCGGTCGCTGCTGGCGTGGCGCCACGTCATCTGCCGTTGCAGCTGCTCATAGGCCGCTGTGGAGAGAGAAAACACAAACGTGCCGTAGGTCATCATCATGGCGGTGTGCCTCAATCGCTCAGACGGGAGCCGCGGCGGCTGGCCCGCTCGCGCTCGATGGTTTCAATGGTCTGGCGGACCAGGTCGGCGATGGCCTGGCCGTCGCTGCCCGGTGCCGCTGTGATCTGGATCGTGTAGCTGTTGCCGCCTGCGGCGCCCGTGGCGGCCGGCGCGGCACCCGGCGCCACTACAGGGCTACTACTGGCCATGACGGGCAGCGCAGCGGCGCCGAGGGCGATTCCTGCGCCTGCCTGCTTCATCCGGTCGCCCAGGGTGGCCACCTGCGACAGCGGCTCGCCCTGGCTGCGGTCGAGACCGCCGGCCAGGCCCTGCATGGTGAAGTCACCGAACTGCGCGAACACCCGCGATGGGCTGTGGATGCCGAGCATGCCCTTGAACTTGCCCACCACGCCCGAGGCGACGCCGGCGACGGCATCCATGGCCGCGCTGCCTTTGGACACGATGCCGTTGACCAGGCCCTGCACCATGTCGATGCCGGCCTGCATCATCTGCGCCGGCCAGCCGAGCAGGACCTGATTGACGCCTGCCCACATCGCGCTCAGGCCAGAGCGGATCTTGTCGCCGTTGCCGGTGAACAGGCCCACGATCAGATTCCACGCGCCCTGCAGGTACGTCCACGCACCGCCAACAGCGTTCTGGATCACCGGCAGGATGGTGGTAAAGGCGCTGACCAGCCAGCCGATGGCCTTCACCGCCATGCGCAGGTTCACCGTCAGCACGGTGCCCAGGATCTGGCCGAACCCGCGCCCCGCATCGGTGGCGCCCTGCAGCTGCTCGCTGGTGGCCTGGAACGGGGCGAACAGCTTCATCACCCAGCCCCACGCCTGGCTCATCGCCGAGGACACCATGTCCCACACCGGGCCGAGCGGTTCGAGCGCGGTGGCCAGCTCCGCCATGATCGGATTGACCACGTCGAGAATTCCCTGCCAGGTGCCGATCATGAATGCCTTGATCGGCTCCCAGTATTTCCACACCAGCGCTGCCACCACGCCGATGGCGGCGCCGATGGCCAGCACCGGCAGGCTGATGCCGCCGAGCAGTGGCAGCAGCATGCGGCCGACGTTGAACAGCATCGGGAACGCGCGCCCGCCGAGCGAAAGCACCTGGCCCACCAGCTTGCCCAGGCCACCGCCGCCGCTGAGCAGCATCACGGCCTTGTGGATCTGCGTCAGCGCCATCGCGCCGACACCACCTGCGACAACCAAGCCGCCGAGCGCAGCAGCCAGCGCGGTGCCGCCGATGGCCAGCTTGGCGATGGTGGCCACCAGCTGCGGGTTGTTCTTGACCCACTCGGCCATGCGGTCGGCGACCTTGGCCACGCGCGCAGCCAGTTCCTTCACCGTGGGCAACAGGGTCTTGCCGATGCGCTGGGACAGCACGATGGCGCTGTTCTTGAGCAGGATCAGGCCATTCTCGGCCGTGCCGACACGGGCGGCGTACTCGGCGTTCATCGATCCGCCGTACTTCTGCTCATCGGCGACCTTGCCAAAGTTCTCCTTCAGCAAATCGAGGTTGGTCAGCAGCGGCGCGATCGCGCCGATGGACTCGCGACCAAACAGCTGCGTCATGGTCGCGGCCTGCTCGGCCTTGGGCAGCTTCTTGAGCTTCTCCAATACATCCAGAATGGCGCCGCCGGCGTCCTTCTGCATGGCTTGGGCCAGATCGCCAGAGCTGAGGCCCAGCTTTTTGAACGACTCCACCTGCCGCTTCGTTGCAGCATCGCCCGAGGACAGGGTGAGCAGCATGTTCTTGATGCCGGTGGCAGACACCTCCGACTCGATGCCCATGCCGGCGACGGTGGCGCCCAGCGCCGCCAGCGGGCCGCTACCCAGGCCGGCGACCTCGCCAAGGGCACCGATACGGTTCACCACCTCGCTGATCTTCTGCACGCTGGCCGGGCCGGTGTTGCCCAGGTAGTTGATCTTGTCGGCCAGCACGACAACGTCATCCTGGCCCATGCGGAACGCGGTGCGCCAAGTAGCCATCGTCTGGCCGGCGTCTTCGGCCGTGGTATCGAACGCCACACCCATCTTCGCCGCGTCCTCGGCGAAACGGGTCAGCTCGTTGCTGGCGATGCCGGCCTGGCCGGCGGCGGCGACGATCTTGGCGATGTCGGTGGGCACCATTGGCAGGCGCCGCGACAGCTCCTGAATATCGTTGCCCATCTTCTCGAAGCCGTCCGGCGTGTCGAAGTCCACTACCTTCTTCACGTCGGCCATAGCCGACTCGAAGTCAATGGCCTGAGCGATGGGCAGGACCTGGGCGCGCAGCGCGCCGAACGCGGCCAGTGCGACACCCGCACCGTGGGCTGCTGCATTCATGCCGGCGCTGTGGATCTTCTGGCTACGGGCCTTTGCTGCGTCAAGCGCAGCCAGGCGAGCGCGCTGCTGCTCCATCTGCTGCGAGGCGGCGGCGATATCCGTGCGCAGCCTGCGCTCATGCGCACCGAGCTGGCGCGTGCTGATGCCGGCCCGATCCAGTCCCGAGCGCAGCCGCTGCAGCTCAACCTGCTGCTGTTTCTGCTGGGCGCTCAGCTGGGCGGCGGCCGTCTTGGCCTGGCTGAACTCGCGGCTCAGCTTGCGGGTGGGGGTGCCAGCCTCCCTCATCTGGCGGGCAAGCGCCGCCACGCGCGCCTGCGCCTGTTGGTAGCTCTGCTCGGTACCGCGCAGCGCCTGCTGCTGCTGGCGGTAGGCGCTCACATCGCGCTGGGCGCTGTTCAGGCGCCGGAGGGTGGCTTGCTGCGCCTGTAGGGCCGAAGCCAGCCCCTTGCTGCCGGCCATGACTTTGCGGAAGGGAGCGGTGGCCTGATCGAGAGCCTGCAGCACCACCTGCAGGCGAAGGTTGCCGCCGCTCATGCGACGACAACCGCTGCGCCGGCTACGCCGAGGGCGTGTCGGTCGGTGAGGACACCAGCGCCGCCAGCAGGCGGCAGAGCGCGCTTAATGCCCAGACCAACAACCCGCCGACCGAAGCCAGCAGGAGCAGCGCAACAGCGATGGCGATCAAGGTGGCCATGGGCGAAAGGTATCACGGCTCGGCTCCACTTCTTACACGGGCGCGCTCGCGCCATTCGATCAGTTCAAACAGCGAGAGGGCCGATAGCTCGGTGAGGGTGAATGGGAAAATCACCGCGATATCGGCCATGAAATCCTCTACGCGCTGAGGAATTCCCGCTGCGCCTTCGGCACAAAAAAACCAGCGGCGAGGGTGCCGATGGCGACCAGGTCGGCAGGGTCCAGCTTGTTCACGTCGGCAGCGGTCAGCGTCGGCTCGGTGATGCGCGGCAGCAGCGCGGCCACCGCGCTCACGTCGATCTGCAGCAGGTCCACCAGCTTGATGCCGCGCAGCTCCCCGGCGTTGGGCTTGCGCAGCTTGATGGTGGCGATGACCTGCTCGCCGCGCTGGATTGGGTAGTCGAGGGTGACCGTGTTGGCGTCGATGGCTTCGGCGCCGGCGGTGGGGGTGGCTTTGTCAGTCATGTCGTGGGTCTCTCAGGGCAGAGGTGGGCCGGGCCGCTGAGGCAGCCCGGTTATGTGGGTCAGGCGCCGATGGCGCGTCGCTGGCCGGCCAGCTGGTCCACGCCGTTGACGATGAACACCATGCCGACCATGTCGATTTCGATCTCGGTACGGCCGTTGATGCTCAGCTTGTAGTAGCTGGCGGTGGTCTTCACGCTGAACTCGGTGTCGTCACCGACCTTGCCGGTGCCGGGGTCGATCTCGCTGTGGCGGCCGCGGACGACGATCTCCAACGCGTCCACGTCGGCGCTATCTTCGCGCTGGTATGCGCCAGCGAAGCGCAGCTGCACGGCGTTGTGAGCGATGGCGCCGTACTGGCGCAGCACGTCGCGCATCAGTCCGCCGCACTTCCATTCCAGTTCGATCTTTTCCTGGCCGAGGTCGATATCGATGGGGCCGAGCATGCCGCCGGCGCGGTATTCCTCCATCTTGCGGGTCAAGGTCGGCAGCTTGACCTCGGTGACCTGGCCCAGGTAGCTGAGGCCGTCATTGAACAGGTTGAGATTCTTGAGCTTGCTGGGCATGGACATGGGAATGGTTCCTCAGTACGGCATCAGCCGTTGATACGGGCCGGGAAGTCGGCGAAGTAGCGGTCGGTGATGCGCTGGTTCAGTACCAGGTTCTCCAGCGGCGGTACCGGCGTGTAGTCGTAATCGATGGTCACCCGGCCGGCCTTCAGCTGGCTGGGCTCGTTGGCGGCTTCGTCGTACCAGGCCGATGCACCCAGCACGTAGCCCGCGTTCACCAGCTCGCGGAATTTGGCATTGATGCTCTCCAGCATGTCGCGGATGAGCGACGGATGCTCGGGCTTGTCGATGTAGACCATCTGCGCCTCTGCAATGGTGTCGGCCAGGATCTGCGCGGTGCGCGTGGCCGTCTCGAAGGCGAACAGCGGGTCGTCGCTGCAGGTTCGCGAACCCCAGAACTTGTAGCCGTTGGAGTTGATGAGGGTGGTGATGTCGGCGGCGTTCAGCAGGCCAGCGTCGGTCGCCGGATCTTGCAGATCCCAGTGCACGTCGCGGCTGATGCCGGTCACGCCGGCGACGGCCACATTGGAGATCGATTTGTGCCAACCCTGCTGCTCATCGATCATCGCGCGCAGGCCCAGGGCGCGGGCGGTCGCGAACGCCATGCTGGTGGTGGCGTCGGCAGTGTTGAACGCGACGAAGTCGGGATAGATCAGCATCAGCTCGCGCTGGCTGAACTGCTCGCGATAGGCGATGGCTTCGCTGACCGAGGCACTGGCGGCACAGCTCACGTAGGCCATCGCGCGCAGCTTCTTGGCGATGACCGCCAGCGCGGCCGAAACCGGCTGGGTGTCCAGACCGGGTGCGCCCAGGATGCGCGGACGCACGCCTACCTGCGCCTCAGCCACCAGCAGCGCCTGCATGCCGGTGAAGGTGGCGCCGTCCTTCTTGCCGATCACGTTGGCGGTGGTGGCGCTGTCGTCGGGACCTTCGGCGACGCGCACCACCACGGTAATGGCGTTGGCCTGGTCGGCAATGGCCTGCAGCGTGGCGCGCAGCGTGCCGCTGGTGCCGGCCTTGCCGACGGCGCCCAGCACGTCGGTCAGCAGCACCGGTCGGTCGAGGGGGAACAGCGCGGCGTCGGCGTCCTGCGCGGTGCAGACGACGCCGACAACAGCGGTGGCAACAGTGCGAATCGGACGCACGCCGCCATTGATTTCGATGACGCGTACGCCGTGGTGGTAGTCGGTGGCCATGAGGGAACTCCTGCGGTTATGGGGTGCGGAAGCGAAGCGGGACAGAGAGACGGGTGGTGCTGGAGGCGCCGGCGGGCACCGTGCGCTGGCCATCCAGATCCAGCACGAACGTGCCTGGCTCCTGACCACGCGAGAGGGTGATGCGGCTGAGGCGCAGGCGCGGCTCCCAACGCATCAGCGCCGTTGCAGTAGCGCCATACAGGCGCAACCGCGTGGCTTCGTTGAACGGCTGGTCGATCAGCTCCGGCAGCAGCGAGCCGTAGTCGCGGCGCTGGATGCGCGAGCCGATGGGAGTAGTGAGAATGTCGGCAATGGACTGCCGCAGATGCGCGGTGTCGTCCTTGAAACTGCCTGCCTGACCGTCCATGCCGATCATGCCGGCGGTCCCGACGTGCCGCTGCCCGGCTGCACCGCGCCGTGCTTATGCTGCTTGAGGCTGATGCCGCCGCCCACAACGTCCTCGGAAGCCTCAGCCTTGCCGTTGATGGTGACCTGGCCGGTGATGCTGGTATCGCCGTTGATGGTGACCGGCCCGTTGATCGTCACGCCACCATCTGCGGTGATCGTGGCAATGCCACCGCTGGGCAGGATGGCTGCGAGCGCATGTGACGCGCTGTCGTAGCTGATGACAGCGCCATCACTGAACTTGACCATGACAAGATCCGCATTGTCGGACGGGGCGGGGTAGTGATCGCAGTACAGGCCGCGCAGGGCGACCGCATTGGCCAGGTCGCCGTCGCTGCACACCAGCGTCACCTGCTCGCCGACGCTCGGCGGTGCCCACACCGCGAGCGTGCCGGCGGCGGATGCCAGCCATGGGATGTAGTCGGTATGGGCCTCGCCCGTGCGGACACGACACAGCGCACGCGCATGATCGACCGTCGTCACCACGCCATGGCGCAGCAGGTTGTTGATCTGTTGGGGCTGGGCGCTATCCATGCGCCCATGTTGTGCCGTGCCTCTCGCGCGCGCACGTAATGGCACGCGTAGATCGACGCGCTACAAAGCTGCGGTTACCACCAGCCGGCCGCGCCTACGCTGGCCACCATGATGGAACGGCTGACGTTCCCGCCGGCCCTTCGCATGAGGCAGTGGAACTCCACGTCCGCGCGCACATTCTGGCCCGAAGCGCTGGGCACGCTGACCTGGGCCGAGCACGACTGCGAAGCGCTGGCATTGCGCCAGTCCGGCGCCGTACTGCCAACGTTCGCCGCGCCGGCGTTTGCGAACTCGAAGCGCACGTCGTACTCGCCAGCGCCGCCGTTGCGCAGCCACATCCCGCGCTCAGCCACACGGCTGGAGTTATTGCCGCCGCCGTTGGTCGACACCCAGACCTCGTAGGCGCCATCGGCGTTGATGCGCAGCTCCACCTGCGCCGAGCTGTTGCCCTGCGCGTTGGTGTCGGACTGGTTGTGCGCGGAGAAGCCCTTGCCGTGAAACGGCAGCACGTAGGTTGCTGTGCCCTTTGCAGCCCACAGGTTCGATACGTCGACGCCGCCGGAGCGATAGCCCACATCGCCGCGCTTCTGCCCGTACTGGATGTGGGCATAGCGCAAAGGCTGCCCGCTCTGCCGGTATCCGCTGGCAGTCGGGCCATCGCCCATCACATCGGCGTCGAACAGGTCGTCGAAGTCCACGCCGCCGCTTCGATATCCGCTCGCCATGTCAGCAGCGCTCCTTGAGAGCGGCGACTTCTGCGAGCAGTTCGTCCACCAGGTCGGCGAGTTGAGCAATGGCTCGGTATGCCGGTGGCATCACCTGATCCAGCTTCATGGATGCAACTCGCTCGCCACCGAACTCGATGCTCTCAGCATCAACAGCTTCCGGCATGACGGTGGCGAACTGCTCTGCGTCGAAGAACAGACGTTTGCGTCCGTCTGGGTTGTACTCCGGCTTGTATCGGCCAATCAGGGTCGCAATGCGACGGACCTCCGCAAGGCCATAGGGCATCGGGCCGTCAACGTCTTTGAGTTTGCGCGATGAGCCGAAGTCGAAGCCGCCGGCCGTCCACAGCGCTCCGTTGCGGCCAACACCCATGACGCGAGCGAGTCCGGCGCTTGCGCTAGGCCTGACGTAGAAGTGGTGCCCGCCAGTGCCGCCGCCATAGTTGCAGATGTACTCAGAGCAACCGTAACCGTTCGTTTCGCCAGCAGCGTTCCAGAAAATCTGCGTCCCTTGGGTGTTTTGGTCGCCACCGATGAAGGCTTGCGCCCCAGCAAAGAGACTGGCGTAGATCCCGCCGCTGCCATTGATAAGCACAACGCGATTGCCTGACGAATTGCGGAATTCGTGTGAAACAGCGCGGTAGTAGGCGGTGGCGTCGGGCAGCGCGCCATCATAGCTGCTGCGGCTGTCCCAGTAGACGACGCCGGCGGAACTGAAGACGCGGCAAACAGCGTTGCCGGGATAGCCGACACGAAGACCGACGGTGGTCAAGTCACCCGTCATCGTATCGCCGGCTTTGTTCAGCTTCTTGGCAGGGTCAAAGTTGCCGCTGGTCCAGATGGTGCCGCCGGCCGAAAGGGTGGCGGTATACCCGCCCGCCGAGTTGGTGAAGTCGAAGTAAGCCCCGTTTTTAACGACGGAGGAGCCGGTATCACCCAGCACCAGGATTCCGTTACTGGCTACGCCGTTCCATCCGTAAGAACGCAGCATGGCCCCATTCACCGCCAGTGGCCCGGTGAAGGTCTCTCCGGCACGGTTGGCTTTGCCGTCGAGCGCGGGCTGCAGGCCGTCGACCTCGTCGATGGGATGCGTGTGGGGAGCCGGCGTGAACCTGTTCGGCACGCCGGTGAAATTCTTCCAGTCCAGGTAGTAATCGCCGTGCGCGCCGTCGAGCAGGTCCGCGTTGAGGCCGTTCCCATGGCCCTCATCGCGCAGCGCAGCGGACTTCAGGCCCAGCTCGACGCGGAACATGGCAGCGGTGGCCAAGCCGAGCAGCGTCTTGACGAAGGTGGAAGGCGCCCCGGTGCCGAAGCGGTTGTTGATGTATCGGGCCAGGCCGCGCGGGGTGATCGCCGTGACGTGATCGCTGCCGGCGTCCGCCTCCTGCTCGGTGGACAACCGCACTACACCCATCTGCGTGGTCGTCGCCGGCGGATTGATGAAGTCGATATCGCCGACCTCGATGCTGGTGGCGTTGATCTTGGCGAACCGAATGTCCGTGGCCAGCAACAGGGTTGCGGCCGCTGCCTTTTCCATGACGGGCGTGGACTGCGAATAGACGGCAAACAGCGTGCCGTCCTGCAGGTACAGGCCAAAGCCGCGCAGCGTGTAGGTGTCAGTACCGTCGTCGCGCACGTTCAGGTGCAGCGTGTCGTCAGCAACGGCCTTACCACCGAAGGTGGTCAGGCGCTTGAACTCCGCCGGCACGGATGCGCCCACGGTGCCCACATCGAAGTGCTGAGCAGTCAAGCCGACCTGTGTGACCTTGACCGGCGCGGTACCCGTGTTCTCTGCGTTGACGATGGCGGCAAAGCCTGCCGGCGTAATGGTGATCTGGGGGATGGGCATGGGTATGTCCTACGGTTCGCTGGCGGCCAGCTGCAGGCGGGTAGAGGTAAGCACGCGGGCCACGCCCAGGACGCCGATGGCGCCCTCGGCGTTGATGCCCTGAGTGAAGGAGTAGTGCGAACGTACGGGCTTGGCGCGGTCCACTGCAGCCATCACCTGGTCGATAAAGTCGGCGGTAGCGTCTTGCCCACCTTGACCGCTGAGGGTCAGCAGCAGCTCGAAGGTGTGGGGCTGGCCGGGCGGGTCCATCTGCCACCACTCCCGCAGCTGCACCTGTCCGCCGAAGCTGGCCACCACGTCGGCAATGCTCTGCGCGGTGCCCTTGTGCCGCTGGATCTGGAACGAGCTGGCGATGCGGGCGCGCTTGATCTGTTCCGGCCACTCGCTGTCCCAGGTGTCCACCGACACCGTCCACGCCAGGAACGGCAGAAACTCCGCCGGGCACGTCCACGGGTTCCACAGCAGGTGGTGAACCATTGGGATGCCCATCAGCTGCGCATCGGCGCCTTCCACGGCCCGTTCCAGCGCGGTGGCATTGGGGGGCAGCAGGGTGCGCACCTCAGTCATTGGTGCCCACGTGTTCGATCACCACAGCGGTGCAGTACGCCGCGCTCTGCGGACTGACCGTGATATCTGCGGCGGGACTGTCCAGCTGCACGCGCTGCACGCCCTCTACATGCAGGGCCGAATACAGCGCCGAGAGAGGAACGTCACGGCCCAGCCGCTGCGACTGGCTCAGGAAAAGCCGCATGCGGCGGTTGGCCTCGGCAATGACCAGGGCGCTGTCAGGTCCGTTGAAGGTGGTCAGCTGCGCGCGCACCTCGTACGGCTCAATGGTGGCTGCCGCCACAGTCACATGGTCGGTGAGAGGGCGCACGTTCCCGTTGAGCAGGGCCGATTCCACCGCAGCCAGCAGCTGCCCAGAGGGCGTGCCATCGCCCTCCCGTGAAAGCACGGTCACCACGACTTCGCCGGGCGAAGGGCTGGCCACGCTGGCGTCGAGTACGGCCACGTCGGCCGAAAGGGTGTGGAAGATGTAGGCCCCTTCGGGGCCAGCAACCGACAGGCCCTCAGGCGCCAGCTGGATGCGGCGTCGGAAGTCTGAATCGCTTTCGTAGGCCGCCGGTGTGCCCGTCTCGGGATCTGCGGGGGTCAGTAGCTTTCGCTGAACCCCGTACGGCACCGCCAGGTTGTCGAGGTCGCCGCGTTGGGAGTACGGAAGAAGGAGGCCGCGAGCGCGCTGGTTGAACTGCTCGCGCAGCAGCACCTCTCGGTACGCGCTGGCCTGCAGGATCTTCACCACCGGGTCGGATTCGACAACGGCGGTGTACTCCGGGCAAAGGCGGCGGAACTCAGCCAGACGCTCGGCGTAGATCGACTCAAACGAGCGCTGCTCGAAGATGTCGGGCGCCGGCAGCTTGTCGACTTCGATGGCGGTAAATGTGGACACGACAGCGCCGATTCGGGGATGCGTTTCAGCATCCCATCGCGCGCGCGCGTGGCCACCGGCTACGCCGTGTAGGGCGGGGGATTACGCTACAGACCGTCCAGATGGTCGAGGATCAGATCGCGCACCAGCTGTTCATCGGCGGGCGAGAAGCCCAGCAGGCGCCGACGTGCATAGGTAACGCGGGGCCCGCCCTTGCTGACCGCATCGCTGCGGCCCTCCTGATGGATCAGTGCAATGCGCGATACGCGGCCGGTGAAGCCGACAGCCACCTCATTGGGGGTCACACGTACACGAAGGTGCCGCGCCTGCCGGATCTTGGCGAACATTGCGCCGCGCTTGATGCGTCCGGCCTTGGCCCGACGCAGGGGCGCGGCACGGCGCGCCGCGTAGGGTGTGCCATCGGGGTTTTTCTGCGTTGCGATGCGCTGCTGCTGTGCCCGGCGCAGCGCGGTACCGACTTTGCGCGCCAGCTTGCCGCGTTCGGCCGGCTGCAGACGCCGAAGCAGGGGCGCGGCCCAGGCTTCCAGTCGCTGTAGATCCTCGCTCACTCCGTGATCGCCGGCAGGGTGGCGATCTGGACACCGTCTGCGACCAGGACGCCGCCGGCCAGCGTGTCGGCGTGGGCATCCTCTGCAGGAGGCTCGGGCAGGTGCTGCAGCTGCACGCTGCCATCAGCGGCGCGGGTGACCAGCACCCGTTCGGTGAGCGGCATCTTGATGGCCAGATCCACCAGGCTGTCGCCCAGCACGTCCACCTCAAAGGTCAGCTTCTCACGGTTGGCAGGGTTGGCCAGTAGTTCGGGCTGGTGACGGGTCAGCCACTGCAGCAGCGGCACCATGACTGCCTCGGGTGCGCTGCCAAAGTCGGTCAGCACCAGGTCCAGGGTGTAGCGGTACTCGAACGCCAGACCCGGCCGGTAGGTACCGGCCAGGCCGCCACCGTCGACAAAGATCAGCAGCTTGTCGGGGTCGCTGGCCAGTGCCGGGACGGCGGCGACCAGGTGGTCGCGCAGCAGCTGCGGCTTCTTCATGGCGTACCTGCCTGCCGTTCAAGCTCGGCGTGCAGCTCGCGGGCCAGTTCCTGCAGGGCCACTACCTGCTCGGCGGTGGCGTGGCAGGTGGCGTAGTTGCTGGCGACGGTTTCGGCGACGGCAGAGAGCGGAGTGGCGGCGGCGGGCGCATCAGGATTTCCGGCAGGGCCGGCGGTGGGGCTGCCGCTCGCAGCGGTGTCGTGGAGCTGCACGAAGCCAGCAGGAACAACACAGGCAGCATCAGCGTTCGCGGTGACATAGATGGGAACCTCTTTGACGATGGTGTCGCCGCGCTCGTGCACCAGCTGTACGCGGTCCACGTACTCGGTCACGACGCGGGTGGTGCCTTCGGCCAGCTTGAGGCTGCTGGCCAGGGCGGCGTTGTCGGCGACGGCCTTGGCCAAGGCCGCGTTGGCCTTGTCCAGCGCGATGGTGGCGCGGCTGACGCGCGACTGCTGGCAGCTGAAGAGGCCGGCGGTAGCCAGCACCAGGGCGGCCAGTGCGAGGGTGCGGTAGAGCATCAGCGCGCCCCCAGCGCGGCCAGGCCGCGCGTGGTGCGGGCGGTGCGGTCTGCCATGCCATTGGGCGTGGCGCGGCTGCGGGCGTTGCCCAGGTTGATGACGCGGCTGGCGGTCAGCACGTCGCGCTGATCGGCGTAGGTGTTAAGGCCGTTCTCTTTCCAGAACGCAGCCCCCGCCATGGCGCCGATCTCCGGCTCGATCAGCAGGCCCGGCTGTTCTTCCAGCGGCTGGCCGATCAGCTGCCCCATGCGGCGGTAGTTGCCCCGGCCGGTATGCTGCAGCGGGCCACGGCCGCGGAACAGATAGCCGTCGCCGCTGGCCTCGCTACCGTTGCCGTTGCGGTTGGCGTAGACGCGGTTGCCGAGCTTTGCCGGCTGATGAACGAACGCGGCGGCCTCGGCTGGCGAAATGTACCGGCCGAACACTTCCAGCAGGCGTTCGCGGCTGTAGCTGAGCGACTCTTCGACACGCGAGAGGCTCAGGCTCTCGTGGCCGACCTGTGCCAGGAAGTAGGCCGCGCGCACCGGTGTGTTGATGCCGAAGCGCCTCATGGCCGCGTTCAGCGCCTCGGCCCAGCGCTGTGCGCGCTGCAGCGGGCACTGCATGATCTGAGCGAGCAGAGCAGGGGTCAGCATGTCAGTTGCTCCCGAACAGGTGGGCCACATTCCCACGCGCCCGATAGACGGCCACCAGCAGCACCACCAACAGTGCCAGCTGCCAAGCGGTGACGCGGGCGCCGGCGCCCTGCAGGATGATCTGCAGGGCCTGCCCGCCGGTGCTGGCAATCAGCAGCCAGGCGCACCAGGCGATGCCGTGGCGATGGTTGGCGTTGGGGGCCGGCCGGTAGGTCAGCAGGCGCACGCAGATGGCCACGCAGCACAGCAGCGTGGCGGTGGTCAGTAGGTCAGCCATCGGAGCCTCCGCGCGGCAGGCGGCTCGGATCGGCGCTGCGGCTGCGCTCGATCAGGGCCAAGGTGAGGGTGATGATGGTGGCCGCGCACAGGAACGCGGCCAGGCCGCTGGACGCCACGTCAAACCGGCGCATGACCTCCGTGCCGCCCATGTAGCCGGCCACCACGCTGATGGCCAGGTAGATCAGCCGCTTCCAGAGCGACAGATCCTTGGCGGATACGACGAACAGTGTGGCACCGGCGAACGCGCCGATGAATGCGTCCGTCTCGATGCCCGGCAGCAGCGAGGCGAGGCCGACGCCGGTGGCCAGTGCGGCCATGCTGCCGGTGGAAGTTGGTTCGGTCATCTTCAATCCCATAGCTGGACAAGGGGACGCATCACTGCGTCGGTTGAGGGTGTCGGTACTTCCGGCAGTTCCACCACGGTGCCCATGGGCAGGACAGGGCCATGCAGGCTGATTCCATAGTTCAGCGCCATCACCCTCTCGACCATGCCGGCGGTGGTTCCGAGGTGCCGATGACACAGGGCGTCGATGGTGTCGCCCTGTAGCGAGCGGACGCGCATCAGATCAACTCCACCGTGACCCGGCGCAGCCCTTGCAGATCGCTGATGGCGTTGCGGTGATCGCGCCGCAGTTCATCAATGGTCGGGGTCAGATCGTCGGCGCGTTGATTGCCCTGGGCGGTAGCGTCATAGGACCGGTAGCGTTCGTGCAGCTCCACGGCGGTGCCACACTGCACGGCGCGCCGGTACAGCTGCAGCAGCACCGACTCGCCGTCGATCTGCTGCGCCGGTATGTCTGCCAGCGCCGCATAACCGTCCGCTTCCTTGCGGACCTGCCACAACGCCAGTTCCCGCGTCACTGAGGCCACGGCCACCACCACGGTGTTGCGCAGCCGCGCCGCCAGCACATCGCCCGGTACCCGGATGGCCTCGCGCAGCGCGTCCACGTCGATCTCTGGCCAGAACGGGCCGGCGGTGACAGGGGCAAGCTTGGGAGCGGGCGATGCGTTGGCGGTGAAGGCGCTCATGGTGTGTCCGTAGGTCGCCGGTGGTCGGGGCGTCACACCAAGGGAGAGAGGTCTTGGTGATCGGCCCCGAGCCGGCGGGGTCGCGGGGTACGCTCGGTGTGACGTCAGTCGTTGGACTGGCTGGCGTCGAACTTCTTCTGCAGGCGCTCGGCGCGCTTGAGGTCTTCCTTGCCGCCGCAGCTGTCATGCAGCTGGATGGCGGTGCGCAGGTCTTCGATGGCCTGGGCAACTGCGTCGGCGCTCAGCGGCGCGGTCTCGGTATCGGTGGCCAGCTGGGTGCGTCCACGCGCCAGCAGCAGACGGGCGCGCACTTCGTCGGGCATGTCCTGGCCCTCGGTGAGCGTGGCCGCCCGGTCGATCACATTCAGGTCGAACGGGGCACTCGTCTTGAGCGCGTTCAGCGCGGCCAAGCCGATCTCCTCAGCCACCACGCAGGCCGCTGTGCGCTTGTGGGTGTCCGGCATATCCAGACCGTGGGCCAGGACGTACCGCGCAATGTCGAGGCCGGCATCGAACAGCCCGGCATCGAAGTGCCACAGCATCAGCGTGGAGACGATATCGTCCTTGCCGCCGGCGTCCGCCGACAGCACGCCGTCCAGATACGGGGCATAGGACGGCAGCAGCGCAGTCTTGAGCTGAGCCTTGCCCTGCGTGGACTGGATCTGCTTCAGCCGGGCGCGGTCGGAAGCCAGGCGCACCTGCATCTGCTGGTAGATCGTGGTCCCTTCCATCAGGTTGCTGCCGGCGGTGCGCGCCGCCTCCTTCGAGGCGAGCGCACGCTTCACATGGCGGCTGGCGGGGGTGTCGACCATGGTCAGATCCCGAACTCGATGTTCTCGGCCACCGCGCCCAGACCGTAGTCCTCCACCACGTAGTCATCGTTGGACGACTCGAAGTTGGCGACGCGGTTCTTGTTCGGCTGCTCGATGATGTGACGGCGGCGCGAGGCAATCTGCCAGTACAGCGACAGGTTGCTCAGGCTGGTCACCATCAGCGACTTGGCCGGGAAGAACGGCACGATGACCGGCTGCAGGCCACCGATGCGCTTGGCGCCCAGGATCAGTTCGGCCGCGACCTTCTCGGTGGGGGCGTTGTCACGGTTGATGATCGGGAAATACTTGTCGTGCACCAGCTGGCGGCCGCAGATCACCACCAGGCTCGGATCTTCCTGATGCCACGGGTCGATCAGGTTGGCGACCAGGTCCATCACCAGGGCATCGATGTTGCCGTAGTCAGCGTCGGTACCGCCCACCTTGATCTTGCCGCTGCCATCGACGCCTTCGGTCATGACACGCTCGGGCGCATGCTCGCGGTACTTCTGCAGCCAGCCCTTGTTCACATCCTGCAGCATCGGATTGGCGACGCGGTTGGTGTTGATGGCAATGCTGGTGCCGTGCCAACCGATCATGATCCGGTCCAGTGCCTGGCGCTGGATGATCGCGTCGCGGATCAGGGTCTGGAACTCGGGGCGATGTGCCCAGGCGTCCAGACGGGCATAGGGCAGGGCGGTGTCAAAGTCGGTCTTCTGGCACTCGTAGGTGTTGGACACCAGCGAGGTCGGATCGGACGGATTGCGCTCGCCGTTGCCGCTGGTGTCGGTGCGGCCGGCAATGGTGCCGGTGATGCCAACGCCAACCTTCTGGCCCTTCAGTTCGTTCACGCCGACCATGTTGATCGCCTGCAGGAAGGTACTGCTTTCCTGCATGCGGGCTTCGAGGCTCTGCTGCACAGTCGGCTCGACAGAGAAGGTGTTGGCCACACCGCTGACGTTGTTCAGCGTGGCAACCTGCTGGGTGTAGCCCTCGAACAGGCGGCGGGTTTCGGTACGCATGGGGTAGCTCCGGAATGTTGAGAGAGGGTCCGATCAGCAATCGGTGATGTTGGCGGCGTCCACATCCTTGCCACCCGGAACAACCGGACGCTGGGTGAATGCCTGCGGGGTGTCGTCCAGCCTCTTGCGCAGGCCAGCAACCTGAGTGGACAGCGCCTGCACCTGCTCGCGCAGTGCGCGGTTGTCCTGGCCGAGCTTGGCCATGGCCGCATCCTGTTCACCCACCGCGCCGAGCAGCTGAGCGGCGAACTCGGCCACGTTGAACTCGGGATCTTCCTTGGCAGGCGCCGGCGCGGCTTTCTTGCCCAGGCCGAGGCTCGAAAGGAACGCAGCGACCGGGCCGGGGCGACCCTCCGGCTCATCCTCGGCGGTGAACTTGATGACCGTCTCGGTGGCCTCGGTGAACAGGTTCTCCGGGGCCTGCTTGCGGTCCTTGAGCGGGCTGCTCTCCGGGTGCTGGGCCGAGAACGCGAGCATGCTGGTGCCCAGGCTGGCGGGGGAGTCGGTCACGGCCAGGCCGAACAGGTACGCCTTGCCGCTGTCGGCGAACTCCGGGGAAATCTCGATGCTGGTAAAGACCTTCTGCTTGCGCACGTTGACCATGTCGACCAGGTCGTCGGTCGGCTCGACCTGGGCGAAGAGCGCCAGCTTCTTCTTGCCGGCAATTTCGACTTCCTCGGCCTTCACCGCCAGCACGTCGCCATAGGCGCGGAACGGGCTGTCCGGCAGCGTGCTGCGGAAGTGTTCCAGCCAGATGCGTGCGCCGTACACCTCCGGGTCGTAGGTTTCGGCGATGTCCGCGATCTGCTGACGCTCGATCACTCGGCCATCGGTGGTGGCGCCTTCGACGGCAACACGAAAGAACTCGGAACGCTTCTTGGTTTTGCTGGCCATCTCGCCCTCTGCTGGTGTCGTTGCGCATCGGTTCTCGATGCGATGACCCATGGTCGAATGAGGGCGCTGTAGCGGCAACGCGGTCAGTTTGTAAGCCGCTGTTCTACGTGGGTTTTTCGTGTCGCGCGCGCGTGGCGGCGGGCAACCTGTTCACGTGACCAGCGTAGCCGAAAAACTCCACGTCGATCCACGACGCCAAGCCAAGTTCCTGTACTGGATGGGTTGGCGCGTGTGCGATATCGCCTCGCTGATCGGCGAGAAGGAAAAGACGGTCCACAGCTGGAAGGCGCGAGACGAATGGGACCGCGCAGACACCGTCGAGCGTATCGGCGGCGCATTGGAGGCACGCCTGGCCATCCTGATCCACAAGGAAGGCAAGACCGGCGGTGACTTCAAAGAGATTGATCTGCTGCACCGCCAGTTGGAACGGCAGGCGCGCATTCAACGGTACCAGGGCGGTGGCAACGAGGCTGACCTCAATCCGGCGGTGGCCAACCGCAACGCGGCTCCCAAGAAGAAGGCGCGCAAGAACGAGTTCAGCGAGGAAGAGATCGAGCGCCTGCAGACCGCGTTCGTGGATGGCTGTTTCGACTACCAGCGCGATTGGTACCGGGCGGGCAACGAACGCACGCGCATCATCCTGAAGTCGCGCCAGATCGGTGCCACCTACTACTTCGCCCGCGAGGCGCTGATCGACGCGCTGACCACCGGCCGCAACCAGATTTTCCTGAGCGCATCCAAGAGCCAAGCGCACATCTTCCTCGGCTATATGCGGGGCTTCGTGCGTGAGGTGCTGGACCGTGACCTGACCGGCGACCCGATCACCCTGGCCAATGGCGCCGAGCTGTTCTTCCTGGGCACCAACGCCCGCACCGCACAGGGCTACCACGGCAATTTCTACTTTGACGAGTTCTTCTGGACCTACGGTTTCAACCAGCTGAACAAGGTCGCCAGCGGCATGGCGATGCACAAGAAGTGGCGCAAGACCTACTTCAGCACGCCGTCCACCATGGCGCATGAAGCCTTCGACTTCTGGACCGGCGAGCGCTTCAACAAGGGACGCTCGGTGTCCCAGCAGATCCAGCTGGATGTGAGCCACGCGCGCCTGATGGGTGGCCGGCGTTGCGAGGACGCGATCTGGCGCCAGATCGTGACCGTTCTAGATGCGGCCGGCCGTGGCTGTGACCTGTTCGATATCGAGGAACTACGCCGCGACTACAGCGCCGAGGAATTCGCCAATCTGCTGATGTGCGAGTTCGTGGATGACAGCGCCAGCGTATTCCCGCTCACGATGCTGCAGCCCTGTCAGGTCGATAGCTGGGTCGAGTGGGCGGACGACTACAAGCCGTTTGCCGTCCGGCCCTACGGCGACCGCGCTGTGTGGATCGGCTACGACCCGGCCGAGACTGGCGACAGCGCGGGCATCGTGGTGGTAGCCCCGCCGCTGGTGCCCTGCGGCAAGTTCCGCGTGCTGGAACGCCATCAGTTCAAGGGCATGGAGTTCAAGGACCAGGCCGCGTTCATCGAGCAGATCACCAAGCGCTATTGGGTGACCTACATCGGCGTGGATGCGACCGGCATGGGCACCGGCGTTGCACAGCTGGTGCGCCAGTTCTTCCCCGGCGTGACCGTCTTCAACTACTCGCCCGAGGTGAAAACGCGGCTAGTGCTGAAAGCCTACGACGTAATCAATGACGAACGGCTGGAGTACGACGCCGGCTGGACCGACCTCACGCAGTCACTGCTGGCGATCCAGAAAACCATCACCCCGAGCGGGCGCCAGGTGACCTACATCGCCGGACGCTCGCGCACCACCGGCCATGCTGACTTGGCCTGGGCACTCATGCACGCGCTGCAGAACGAGCCGCTGGAAGGCGGACAGGCTGCGCGCGGCACCATGGAGATATTCTGATGACCGACACCGACCAGGGCGCCATGGCCGCGCCGCCGGTGAGTATCGAAGCCTTCACCTTTGGCGAGGCCAGCCCTGTGCTGGAATCGCGCGGTTTCCTCGACTACCTCGAATGCTGGCGCAATGGCCGCTACTTCGAGCCGCCGGTGGATCTGCAAGGGCTGTCGCGCACCACGCGCTCCAACCCGTACCTGCACAGCGGCCTGACATTCAAACGCAACATGCTGGTGCGCACGTTCCGACCGCACCGGCTGCTGGGCCGCGAGGCGTTCTCGCAGCTGGCGCTGGACTACACCACCTTCGGCATGGGGTATGTCGAGCGTCGCCGCGCTATGTCAGGAGCCGCGCACAGTCTTGCGGTGCCGCTGGCGCAGTACGTGCGCCGTGGCGTGCAGCCCGGTGAGTTCTTCCAGGTGCGCGCCGGACGGGTAGAGCATGAGTTTCCCGCTGGTGAGGTGTTCCAGCTGCGCGAGGCGGACGCGGATCAGGAAATCTACGGCCTGCCGGAATGGATGCCAGCCGTACAGGCCGCGTTGCTGAATGAGTCGGCCACGCTTTTCCGCCGGAAGTATTACAACAACGGTTCGCACGCCGGCTACATCCTCTACATGACCGATCCCCAACCCGAGGGCATGGACGTGGATGCGTTGCGCGACGCACTGCGGCAGTCGCGCGGGCCGGGCAATTTCAAGAACCTGTTCGTTCACTCGCCCAACGGGAAGAAGGACGGCCTGCAGGTGATCCCGGTCAGTGAGGTGGCGGCAAGGGATGAATTCACCGGCATCAAGAGCGTGACCCGCGATGACATGCTGGCCGCGTTACGGGTACCGCCGCAGCTGCTGGGCATCGTGCCCCAGAACAGCGGCGGCTTTGGCTCGATCCGGGACGCAGCGGCGGTGTGGGCGGCGATGGAGCTTGCCCCGCTGCAGACGCGCATGACCGCGATCAACGAGTGGCTGGGGCAGGAAGTGATCCGCTTCGACGTCTTCGAGCTGGGAGCGGCAGCGGCATGAGTCAAGCACGACAGAACCTGCGCTGCGGCGCCTGCGCGCGCCTGTTGGCCAAAGCGGCTGGCGACTACGACCTACAGATTAAGTGCCCCCGGTGTGGGGACATGAACCACATGAAGGCCCAGAGCCTCTCCACGGATCGCCACGAGCGACACCACGAAGAAGGCTCTACCCATGAAGAACGAACTGATCCACGGCGATGCGCTGACCGTCCTGCCGACCCTGCGGGCCAACAGCTTCGACGCGCTCATCACTGATCCCCCGTATGCCAGCGGCGGCACGCACGCCTCCGCCCGCCAGCGTAGCCCGAACGAGAAGTACATGCAGAGCGGTGGCCCGCACCTGCATGCGGACTTCCCCAGCGACGAACGCGACCAGCGATCACATCTGGCATGGATGCACCTGTGGCTTGCGCAGTGCCACCGCGTCCTGCGCGATGGCGCGCCCGTGTTGCTGTTCACCGACTGGAGGCAGCTGCCGCTGACTACCGACGCGCTGCAGTGCGCCGGCTTCATCTGGCGCGGTGTGGCGGTGTGGGACAAGACGGGCGGCGTGCGACCGCAGCGTGGCCGCTTCTCCAACCAGGCCGAGTACGTTGTGTGGGGCAGCAAGGGCGGGATGCCGCTGGGGCGGGCGGCACCCACGCTGCCGGGTGTATTCCGCGAGGCGGTACGCAAAGCCGACAAGCATCACCTGACCGGCAAGCCGACCGATCTCATGCGCCAGCTTGTCCGCATCTGTGAGAAGGGTGGCCGCATCCTCGACCCGTTCGCCGGCTCCGGCACCACGCTGGTGGCCGCAGATGCCGAGGGCTACAACTGGACCGGAATCGAGATGACCGCCCACTACTTCGACGTGGCCAGGGCGCGCCTGAACACTCCGTAACGCACGCACATCTCAGCTCAACACAAGCCGCCTTCGGGCGGCTTACTGGGAGTTAGTGCGAACCGCTACCAGTGCGGCGGCTTGTTTATTGGCTTCTTGCCTGTGTGTATCCGGGCGGGCAGCAGCGCTCTCTGCAGTTCTTCATCAAGAAGATACTGCCTTGTCCAATCTGCATGTTGATCGAGGGAAGAACTTACGGCGCGTCCTGTTGGCTTGTGCTTATCAGGCGGGTGGCGTGGGGTCACCACTCCCAATCTCACATTGGGGAAATCGCAGCGTATGGCTTTCAGTACTGGCTCGACATCACTGTCGTTCGAGCAGACCACCAATTGCTCGTAGCGCCCGGACGCAGCATCCCGGTACATGGCTAGCGCAAGGTTCACATCGGTTTGCTTTTCTTCGATCTTCCACACGCGTACGCGGTGCGTGCGATCGTAGGGCTTGTCAGGGACGAAAGCGGGGATCAGCGTTCCCTTCTTATCCATGCTGTGCTTGCCCAGCGTCTTTGAGAACCGCGTTGGATGCAGATGTTCCAGTGCACGCAGGTAGCTCTCTTGAGCGGCAACGGACGCGGCTCCATGCGTGGCAAAGCGCCCTAGCGCCATTGCTGTGAAGTAGCTCACATGCTGAAGGTCGTTAGCTGGATCTTGATCCCGCAGAAGGATCTCAAACAGATGCACGACGTCGATCCATTTGAACTCCGTGCTGCGGATTCGGCCGTAGTAGAAGTTGTACCCGTCTACGTACACCGCTGTTGGAATGGCCAT